TTGAGGGTTTCGCTATGGACATGTGCGTCCATGCGCGAAGCGTCACCCTTGATGAAGAAGACGTTGTTTAAACCACCCAAAGCGTGGATTTGCGACATGAGAGCCCTCCCGCAAGATTCGGCAGTTCTAGCTCCATAGTAGGCTTCGTCGTCCTCTCCGAACACCTCCTTAACCCTATTCCCCATAGACCATATAAACGGTCCCGTTGCGGCAAGATACCGCGGTTTCCCACCAACAATGTGTCGGGGCGCCGCCAACTCCATCCCCCAAGGATAAATGAAACCGCTCTTCTCGATCTTAACAAAAATCGATCGGACGCAGTCAGATAAATTCAGGGGTTCGACGAGTAGTGACTCCAACGCTGCTCGCATCACTTTGCGTTTCTCGGCGGAAGGAAAATGCTCCACCCAACGGTCGTAGTCAACGACACATGGGGTCCCAATGACTCTCTTCATGATGGGTTCCTCCTCAAAACGCGCATGTAAAGCATTATACAGCTCGGCGTCAACCTCTGGTCTCTCTAACAGGCATCGGTTTTCCAACATGTTGCGCTCCACAATCTGACTCTTGGCCTTAAAGTGGAAGGGGACTTTCTGAGAAAACGTGATGCCGCAGACCATGAGTGCCGGATCTTCGAATTTAACGACCTCCTCAGAAACCTGAGTGATCGGATTCTTCTCCGGGTCATACTCGTACTTCGTCGGCGCGCACTGTTCCGTGAACAGGCATGCGCTGCCTGGGGGTAGGGGGGTTACTTTAGACTCGGGAGTGAGCGCCCTTTCATGAGTCCAAAGCGTAGTCAACCATTTCCCTCCGAACCTGTTGCTGGCTACGGCTGCGAGCACGCCGTAAAACCCAGTCTTGAGCAGCTGCACAGCGCTCTCAGGTTCACGCTCAGGGGAGGTTGCGACAATTAGTCCAAGGGAGATTCCTTGAGCCACGGGATTGTCGTCAACCCGGGTCATATGTGGCTCTACTGGGGTCATCGCGCTCTTGAGACCAAATGCTGGTCTCAACATCCAGTGCCTCTGATCTGGGGGCATAAGGTCGTCACCAGTCTCATAGAACATCAAATCTCGCAAGCTATCAAAACGACCCCCGAGCGCATGCGCAACGGTATCGGTCAGCCTGTGAGAAAGACGCCCACTGAGCGAGTGAACCTTGTCTCCAAAATCATACATTGGGGCACTAGGTCGCAGAATACCCAATTTCCACGCCACATATGTAGCACTGATCGCGTAAGAAGCAACCTTGAGTGTTAGCCCCAAATCATAGGGGATCTCAAAGTTCCGCAGTCTATTGAGCTGATCAAACATCCCACCATAGTCTTTCAGCATCCTCGTTTTGACAGAAATCTCCGATTCCATCGTCAACGTGAACGCCAATGCCGTGGTCATAGGGATGGCGAGTGCCTTCATATCCTCTGGCAGATTAGTCAGTTTGTCG